GTAGTTGTAGTCGTTCCTGCGGTAGTAACATTGAAAGGAACAACCCTGCAACCAACAGTTAAAGTAGCAACAGTTAAAGTACTTGGAGTTGCAGAACTTGTTTGTCTTACCTCTACTAAATCATTGTTATTGACAGTCCCTGCAACATTTGTAAATGCACCGCTATTAATCCTGTAATCACCTCCAACAATACTGATAGGTGTAGCAATATTAATTCCGTAGATACCTACAATATTTGAAGTATATGATGTACTTAAAGAAGCACCTGTCACATCTCCAAAAATAAAGTCATTAGGGCAAATATCACCTGCTACAATAGTGATACATACATTTTTTGTTTTTGGTATTCCACCAACAGGAGTAAAAGAAAAACTAAATGAATCAGCTCCCGTTTCAGCAGGGTTAGGAGTGTAGGTAGCAATTCCTGTTACGTTGTTATATGTAGTAACGCCCTTTGTTCCTTGTGCTGTAATTGTTATTGCACTTGGTAAAACAGTATAATCATCTTCTAACTGCCAATTTAAACTAGTAAAACTTGGAGATTCAAGTATATCGCCTTCTGTTTCAGTAGATAGTAAATACTCGCTATTGAATATATCGTAGTACCCTATTAGCTTTTTACCTGCTTCGTAAGCTTGTTGCAATACTCTTTTAAAGTATTGGCTCATTTTACCTGATATTGGTGCTATACCATCTAATCCTGCTCGTATTGGCTCGGAACGGAAAGGGTCTACAAAATAAAGATTGTTATTCCATTCTGCATAGCTTTCTTTAGCATTACCCATACCAATGTTAATACCATTGTATCTGATAAAGTTAAATAACTTGAATGATAACGCATACTGATTGCTACTAGATTGGTCTTCAACTATTGTTTGAAATACAGGTATGTAACCTACCTTTAACTCTTGAAAACAAACAAGAACATTATTTCTTTGACGAATCTTACGTATCCATCCATAATTTGACGAACTCTCACCATCTATATCTCCGTAAATATTGTCTGTATAGAATCGTGTAAGTCCATTAACCAATGAATCCCTTAAAAAAGAATCTGAGTAACGTATGCTTGCTTTTCTTTCGACCACTCCCGGCTCATCATTATAACTTCTTGGCCTTCCATAAGAAGTGTAAGCACTCTCGTAAAAATCACTAAAATTGAAATCTTCAACTAAGAAACTATATGGTGGAGGTGTATTAGGCGATACGGCATTAACTAGACTTCTTGTTTTATAATAAACATCACCATCTCTAATAAAACCTGTTGTTGATGAATAAGCATTATTAACAATATTTATTTGGTCACCAATTTCATAGAATAACTGTTCAGCAGGAACGGTAGCATTATTTTCAACAACATCACGCAATCTTGGCGTGTATATTTCTAACATTACATTGTTGCTAGTAATTGAAGCTATTAGTGATGTTAAGGCAGAAGGCTTCCTAATTTTTAATAAATAATTTCCATTATTTGCATCTATGGTAAACCCAACAACTTCTACATCAAAGTATGGATTGTTAAAGTAATTATAGGTTACGCCATTTATGTAGAATAGTAAAGTACATCTATCACCAGGAGTGTATTCATAATTTAATACCGATGAGCTGTTTACTTCATTAAACTTTTTTAATGGAGCTAAATTGAATGTAAGATAATCATCAATTACAGGAGTAACCAAAACACCGTTAACCATTAAAGTGGTTTGATGTGTGTTATTTTTTGTAATTGCCCATTGTGCTGATACTGCGTATTCGGGTGGTAAACTTGTTATCTCCCAACTTATTTGTGGAGTTAATCCATTCATTGCAGCATAAGAAGGCGTTTCTAAAACATATTCCCTGCCACTTGCCATAGGAAAGTATCTACCCCATTTATCAAAGTGCAATAATGCAAGCTGATAACTTGAATTGCTTTTTAAAGCATGAATAGATTTGAATGTTTGCGCGCCTGCATTAACCAATACAATTGTACAGTCCAAAAACTGATACCCACTTGGTGCTTTTATAGCAATATAATAATCAAGGCCATCAAAATAATAATCCCAAACATAAGGTGTCAAGGCCGCATTTAAAGCGTTCATTGCTAATCCAAAACTTGTATTTGGAGCAGTAACAGTAAATCCACTTGGAGCAGGTAATGTAATTATGTTTGTAGGGTCGTCTTTTTTGCTATACCTTATTACAATCTTATCATTAACAACAGGAGTACCCGAAAAAGTTAAATATTTTATATTGTTTTGCTCTGGCGAAGTAGTTATTACTGTTAATCCAGTAGGAGGTAAGGTAACATTAATAAGTGGGTCATAAGCACTAACGCTAATATCTACATCAACAACAGGTCTTGGATAACCTTCCGTAATACCACCTAATGCTAATATGTTTCCATTTACATTTTCTAATGTTTCACACTTTAATGGAACGTGGTCATAGTCCAAATCTGTTTCTAATGGGTCAATGTTAGTATATAAACCATCATTATAAAAAGCTATACTGTAAATATTTGTAGCTGAATTGTAAGCCTCGTAAACTTGCGTAGCAACATTAATAGAAGCAGGTAATGTAAGTATATATGCTCTGCTTGCTGACTTTATTGTAAAAAAATCGTAATTGGAATACCTTGCAGCTACATTTACATCTTTTACCCTATTCGTTCCAATGTTTACGTTTACAACTATATGGTTGTTTATTGTAACATCAGTACCAAGAGAAGGAGTAGATTCTTGTGTAGGAACAGGTCTTTTTGACCTTGTACTCCATGCAGAATGTTCATTTTCAGTATATACATACTGATATAAGAATTGAAATAGCTTTCCTTGAATAAGATTAACTGACTGACCTGCATCATTCGCATATTCACAAGTTATAGGTATTAACCCTTGTGCTTTTATAATAAGCATGTCATCTTCTGTTATGCTACCATATTGAGAAATATAAGTACCATCAGCAAGCTTGTCTACATTGATAAGTCTTGGTTGCATATTACCATCTGTAAATGCTAAAAACTTATCATTGACAAGCTTAATGTCATTAACGTAGTATTCGGTATTTAATGGAAGTATGTTTACAGAAGCACTATTTGTTAGGTTTTCAAAGATGTTTGTTTGCGTATTGGTATCGTAAGCAAGTTTAACCATCAGGTTTTTTTGCTGTGAGTTGTATATAAAAGCATAAGCATTTCGTGTTAATTCAAATCCCGCCGAGCCGATAGCCTTGTTCAGTCCCGCTGGTCTTGTGCCTGCGATAAGAACATTGGATTCGATATTAGTCGCCAAGCCTTCTTCGCCTTCTGAAGTACCCATAACTCTTGCGTTATAAGCTTCAATAAAATCTTCTTGACTAATAAATTCGGTGGCATCGTCAAGATTCATCCCTCCCTGACGAAATATTTTTATATTCTCTGCCATAATCTTATGCACGAGCCGTTAAGCCTGTCAGACTGCGTTTGCGTGCAGTAAACTCTGAAGCGTAAGCTTTATTGATACGCATTTTTGCTAAACGCATCTCTCTATAATATTCGTTTTTGTATTCTCTTACCTGTCCTGCACTAAACTTTTTAATCATATCAGTAGCACTCTTCCATCTAAGATAGCACATAAAAGCTTCTTCGGCCATTGAATTGATTTGATAATCATCTGCCGTTTCATCGTAACCATCGGATAGGTATTCAAAAAGTATTTCTTCATATGTGTTTTTAGGGTTTAATAAGATAACTCCTGCCCCTTCATCTATATCAAAGTCACAAATTTGTGCAGTACCACTATTTAATCCAAACAATGTATAATAAGTTCCTCCCGACCAATAATTGCTATACAAGTAAGGGTAAGGAAGTGGTGCTACATAGTTACCTATTGTGGTAAGTTCAGGAACATCCTCGTTTCTATTTTCTTGATTTTGATATATAGCGTGGTATTGTGAAAGCTGTTCGTTCTTTGTAAATGTAATTATCTCTCCCCTTTCATTGATGATACCCATCTTTGAGTAGGTAAGATAATCAACAGGAAGATTAACTGTGTTATTTACATTCACAGGCAACAACACCGTAATCATCTGCCCTGTGATGTCTAAGTTAAAGGCACGAGAACCACGCACACCAATATTGTACATACGCCTAAATTGGTGCGAACTTTGGTCTGCACTATCTAAAAATTGAGCTACTATCTGTCTTAATCCTATCGTTGCCATAATTATTGTACCGTTGATAAGTCACGAGCATCATTCATTACATCTTCAGGTAAACCCTTAGACGCTCTTAACATTTGGAATATTTTACCTATAATTTCACTCTCAACACTTTTAGGAACATTAAGATTTGCACTTAGTAAATCTCCTGTACTGCTAATAGCTCCTACCATTGTAATATTTACAGAAGTAAACATATACTCTTGTATGTTATCGTAATACAATTTGCCATCTTCTATGTAAGCTAAAATAAAGCCACGTACAGGAGGTAACATATCTTGCATGAACTTATCCTTGTTCTTCATTAAAACTATCTGTCTACGCCTTCCTATGATACCAAGAGGAGTAATATTAACTATCTCTTGATTGTTTGGTAACGCAGCAGGTATTTGTGGTAATACAGAATAGTTTTGCTTTAGTGTGCTATTGTAGGTAACTGTAACATTTGTAAATGTAGAAGTGAATGTATCGTTTGCATAAGTTGTTTCACCTGCGTTGCTATTTTCAAAAGCATTCTTACGTGCTTGAACAGCAACTTCTTGTGCCACAAGTTCGGCTATGTAACGTAATGAAAACGCTGCATCATCTGAAGGTATGCCACCATATAGCATAGTCCTAATCTGTTCGCTTATTTGCTGATAGGTCATTTCGCTTGTTGTGTTTCTACTTGTGCAAATTGTTGCAACATACTATCTTTCATATTCATCGCTACATCTTGCAATGCAAGGTAAATAATATTATCTAAATCTGTTTCGTTCCACTCGGGCTGAACAGAAGTTAATGGATTGTAAACAGGTCTACTGCCTGATACTTGTGTTACTGTAAAGGCAAAGCCTGAACCTGTACCTCCAATGTTAGCAGCGTTTGCAGACAATACGTTTCCTATTACATATCCGTTACCTGCCGTAGTTATAGTAACAGAAGTAACTTGCGCACTTGAAACAACAATCGTTGCTCTTGCACCACTGCCTGTACCACCTGTTATTACAACATTTGTATAAGTTCCATTTGTATATAAACTACCTCCAACTAAAGTACTGAAAGCAGTAACCCCATTTAATGTATAACCCCAAACACTTGTTGTAGGTGCTTTAAGGTAAACTAAATTTGCCGTAGCTAAAGTTACTGGGTAAAATTGTAAATACGTTTTGTATTCAGTATAAATAGCAAATGTAGTAGTCGGTGCTTCTATCTTTGATGATAAATGATTTGCTAACCTATCTTTCTCTATCCTAGCAACAAGGTATTGCTCCGTACCAACAGTATGAGTTATAGCATCTACGTGAAATAAATCCGATGGGAATGTGTATTGACCAGCAGTGCCTCCACTTGTAGCCATATTGATAGCAGTTAAGGGACTAAAAAATCTACTTAAAGCATCAGATATACGCTGTGTCTTATAATATAGTGCGTAAAGCGAATTAAAATATTTAATCTCTGCACGAGGAAAAATTAAATTAAAATCATTCGGAGAAATATTGCCCAAGAACCCACTTTTATTGGCACGATATTGTACTAACTGAAATATGTCGTTGATATTTGCCATTGAAATTTCTTACTTAAACAAATGTAATACAAAAAAGATAATAGTTTTTCAAATCAAAAAACCCCACGCCTTTCAGCGCAGGGTTGAAAACAAAGAGAGAATTTGGACGAATCCTCCTTTTGTAAATTAAAGAAGTGATAATTGCTCAAATAAAGCAAGAATGTCCGATTCTTTGTTTACTGCCCTTTCTGCAAGTTGTTGTGCAACATCTGCATTTGGAGCAATGCTTGTAATCTCTGCTCTGCTTTCAGACCAAACAAGTTTTGCACTATCTTTGTTTACAGAGATAAGGCCATTCTTAACTGCTTCTGAAAAAGCATATTGATATTTATTCTTTGGATTTACAAAATGCTTGACAAAATAAGCAGGGTTTGATTTAGCAGAAAGAATAAAGTCTTTGCGTGTTCCTGCTTCACTTTGCTCTAAGCTAATCCCTAAAACACTTGCAAACTCATTCATCTCTTTTACAGAACAGCTTCTTGCAGCACTTTCAGCTTCCCAAGCTAAGTCTAAAGTATCTTGTGTATTCTTTAATATAGCTTCAGGGTTAAGTAAACGATATACAGGAGGTATTTGTTTTAATTGCTTTTTCTTACCTTCATACATATCTTGTATCATCAAAGCAGCAAGTTTTGATTTCTCAATACCTCTAACCATTAACTTTCCTTTTTTAAATTCAAGTTGATTATCTGTATCTGAAAGCAACGATGCTTCTTCTTCTTTTGTCAAATCACGTTGTTCATCAATCCAAATAGATTCTTCAGTATTAATAAATCTCCAAGCTCTTTGACGATTTTCTACTTCATCCCAAGCAAGACCACTATTAGGTATAGCAAATGTTGGAGGATAAAGAGAATCACTCTTTCCTACGCTTTTTTCACTATTTCTTCCTGTAATGATAACAACCTCTGGCTTATAAATCTCGTAAGTTCTAATAAGTTCAAAATCAAAGATTTTATCTAAATCATCAACAACTTGAACACTTTTTTTCCCAAAATTGGGGTTTCCTTTTTTCTTTTCAATTAAAGCTTCCATTTTTCTCTTTTGTTTTTATTTAAAAAAAGGGTGAGAAATTTCCCCACCCTTCTACTTATTTTATTAGGATTTTTTGAGTATTAAATATTGATTTGCAGCGAATACCATTACACCGTAATACATTTGCTGAAATACATCTAATTCCAACTTGGTAGTCTTACCGTTAGGTGAAAGACCGCCTGTTTCTCCGATAACAACTTTTCCGAATCCGGGAATGTTTTGGTAACGAATACAGAAGTTAGGAACAATGTTCTTAGTTCTTGCATCTTGACCAGTTCCTTTTGGAATTAACAAACCGAAGTTATCACGAGTAGTTCCTGCAACATTGTTGCCATAGAAAGCTGCTTGTGAGAATGGTAAGTAACGAGTGAAGTTGTACTTACGGTGGTACGGAGTGAATGACTTAAATCCTCTTGCAAGGTCTAAATTATCCATGTTTCCTGTTTGTGCGTACAAAATAGCACCGTTGTTGAAATCGTTACCCAAAGCGTTTTGGATTTCAATACTCTGATTAGTATCTGACAACCAATCGTACTCGCCTGGTCCACCTTGACTATCAATCTGACGCTCAATTTGAGCAAAAGTAGTCTGTGCGCCCATAGTAGAGTAGTATTGAGTAGTTCCGTTAGCCTGTACTTGTTGGATAACTCCTGCTGTACCTGATTCGTTGTAACCCAAGTTATCAGTAAGGTTTGAATCCATAAGAGCAACTTCTTTTTGAAGCATCATCTCATAGTTATCATCCTTCAACTGCTTGTACTTGTAGAAACGCTGTCCATCAATTTCAAAGTCAATTCTTTCTGCCATTGACAAATCGGTGAACTTGCTATCCTTACGGATTTGAGTACAGTAGTTAGTGTACTTGTCAATGTTACGAACTTCAGTACCTGTGTAATCAGATGCCTCACCTAAGTACTTGTAACCTCTGTTCTGTAATACATCACCTGCAAGGGTAGAAGCATTTTCAGTAGCAATTACTGGTGTTAATACAAATGTGTGAGCATAAGGAGTAGCTTTATTAGGAACTGCACTTACACGAGATTCAATTCCTGTACGAGCATTGTAGTAAATTTGTCCTTCGTTTGGTAGAGAACGAGTACCTGAAGCTGAATAAGCTCCTGCTGCAACAGTAATAGTTGCTGGTGCGCCTGCTGATACAGAAACAGCCGCTGCTGACTGTACGAAGCCCATAGCACGACCTGCTTGCTCATAGTGGTAGAACAATTTGTTATCAGTAGGCATTTCATTACCTGCTAATTCGTTCATCATTACGATTGGAACGAACTTCCACTTGTCGATAAATTGATTGTATGCACGAGGTACAATGATGTTAAGCTCACTAATGAGCGTGCCGGCTCTGGTTACAGAGGGGGTGGTAAAACTTGATGGTAAAGCTGACATTTTCTTGGCTTTTAATTTTTATAATTTTTGTTAACTATTCCCCAGCTTCCATAGCTACTTGCCAAAATGGTTTAGAAACTTTAAAATCAGATGATGATTTATCATCCATATCTATGTTCTTTATATCTCTTGAAATAACTTCTTTTCTCGTAGCAGTTTTAATCTGTGTTGCCACAGAGCCAATCATTTTGCCTTCATTTTCTAATTTATAGACATCCTCGCTAATTTTTAGAATATTTGGCTTTCCTTCTTGGTCAAACCAACCACGTTTTGATAGGTAGTCGGAAGCATTGAAATTCTTCATGGTTGTTGTTAGGTTCACTTTTTCTTCTTCAGTAATTTTATAAACGACATCCTCGCCATTTAATTTATACTTAAAGTTTGAAATTTTTGGAACTTCACTTGCAACCATTTCCTCCCATTGTTTGTTTGCTTCTGCAATTTCTTCATCGGTAGGTTGATTTTCAGCTTCTTGGGTAAATTTGGGAAATTCTATGTTTTTCTTTTGTTCATCTAAAGTGCGTCTTGCTTCCCTTGCATCCCTTGCAAGTATTGTTTCACGCTCATCAATAAGCTCATTATAGTCAATAGCACTTTGGTATTCTTCAGGGTAAATATCTTCATCAATGCTTGACAAATCTTTTTTACCTGATAGGCTTCCGTACTTTGACTTAATTTCAATAGCTATATCTCTTTCAGTCCATGTAGGATTTGAACGAATTAAGTTTTCTTTTACTACATCAAAATCAGACATAGAGGAATAGTCTTTTCTCTTTTCTGATAGGTAGTTAAAAACTTCTTCTTCATTTCCTGACTGGAAAGCAGCAAATAGCTTTTTGGCATCCTCGTTCATTTCAGGGTATTTCTCAATAACCCTTTCTACTACTTGTGGTTGCTCTTCTACGATTTCTTTATTGGATTCTTCTTCGATAATAGTTGCACCTTCAGGCAAAACTATTTCAACCGAATAATCAGCAACAGGAGTTTCTAGTTCATTACCTGCGGTAACAATTTCTGTTCCTTCTTGGGTAGTTTCTACAACCTGTTCTTCAAAATTATCAAGAACAGCGTCTTCCCATGTTTTTGCTACATTTACTTTTTCACTCATTTTGATTTGTCTTTAAATTCTCTTATACAAAACTAACGTAGTTTTTCAATGTTTTTTTAACTTACATCATTTGCTCTTCTTCGCCTTGCATCACTTCTTCTTGACCCATTTGTTCTTGTTGCATTCCCATTTGCTCTTGCTCTATACCTTGTTGCTGTTGCAACATCGCTTCCTCTTCTTCAGCGGCCATTTGTTGTGCCATCTGCTGTGCTTCCCTTTCGTTTTCAGCCAACTCTTCCATCAGCATTTGTTTGTTGGTTTTATCTACAAGACCTATACCATCAAATATCATTGAAGGCATTTGCTCAACAGTCTTACCTTGTGCAAACAATGCTTTCATCAGCTCAATCTTCAATATGCTTGAATACTTGGTTATTTCCTCAATCTTCATTGATTCTAACCTATCATTCTCTCTTACAGATTCCAAATCATTCTTTAGCTGAATAACCTTCATTTCGCCATCCGATTTTGCTTGTGCTGCTGCAATAGCAGCCTCTGTGTTTGATTGTGAGTTTAATTGTGCTTCTTTGATACGTTGCTTCTCACGTTTCTTTTGCCTTGAAGCTAATAAATAAGAAGCGTATTTAATATTTGTTTGAGATAACTCCTCTACTTGTAAAGCATCTTGAAGAGAAATTTCCTTGTTGCTTAGAGCAATATTTATTCTTTCTTGCAATATAGCTTGTGCAGTATCATCAAGAACGGCTTCAATCTTTACATCAAACTGCGCCCTCTCAAAATCATCCGTAGATTCTAAACGTATATATTCTACCTTGTCATTACCCAATGCAGCCATATATCCTTCATAGCCACCTTTCTTATAAACAAGAATATCCCAACCCAACTGCTGAACTTTTTGTGCAGTCGGCTCCATGATGTTTAGGTACGCATTGTATATATAATTTGAAGCACTTTCTCCCTGCTTACGAGCATCTTGGAATACTTGCTTGCCTACTGCTTGATTGTTTATTTGACCTGAATCTAAAGCGTTAGAGCCTATGATAGTGACAAGCTTTTGGTATTCTGCTTGCCATTGAGATTCAATTTGTTGAAGTTTATTTGAGAAGTTTACATTGTTTGGTGTAATTGGAGGTTGTCTTCTTTCTTCGCCATCGTCACCAATACTCTTGTAATACATATTACCTGTTTGTAGGTAAATACCGTATAACTGTAACGGAGAAACAATTCCTATACCTGAACCTAAGTCAATATCAGACAATCCTGCAAAATCTATGTTAGAACCATCAGGAGCAATCGTAGCAATAATGTTTTGAGTTTTAAGATTCAGCAACTGCATCATCTTAATACTTGGTATCATTGTTTCCATCAATGGCGTATTTACCATCTGATTGTTATTGTACATATAAACCGTATATGGAGAAAGTATCTCTGTAAGATTCTTCTCAGGCTTAATCATGTTTTTACTCAATCCCCATTCAAGAATCTTATCGGTATTTATAATGTAAGCACCTGTGTAACTGACATAGTAAGGTTTTGATTTTTCATAAGTCTTACCTTCTTTTATTTCTTTTGCAGGGTCTAATACTTCTTTACCAAACCTGTCTATGTTTTTTTCATAGTTTAGATTGTAAAGCGTCTTGTAAGTCAAGTTACATACTTGAACACGATAAGAATCGTATGGTCTTGCAACAGCATTTAACCACACATAAGACCAGTTATAAGTCCATAGTGCGTTGTTGTACATTCCTGAATGGTCACGAGCTAAATCAAACAATTCGTTTTCTGAAAACTTATTTGGGTATTTTAATCGTATATCAGTAATGGTCATGTAATCAACTTCACCTTGCCATTCCCAATCCCTCATATCATTCCACTCGGAATACGATGTAATAAAATTGTCTGGCTTAAGCCACTTTATTTTTACTCTACCATTGGGGTCAATATATGTTTTACTAACAGCGTAACCACAATTAATTAAATCATCAAAAATCCTATCCTTAATTACCTTACTCCATTTGTTATCATAGAAAACAAGATTAATCAAGTTCTCCATTACTACCTCTTCACGTTCTTTGTAGTTAAAGCCAAACTCAACATCTAATTCTTGCTCATCTTCAGGGTCTGTATCTTTAAAATCTTCTAACTCAAATCCTGCGTCTTGTTGCAAAGCCATGATTTCATCCTTATTCTTCATCTTGAATAAAGCATCGTTCTTTGCTTTTTCTTTTTTTGATTGAGTGAATGGGTCAATAGAAACACAACTAACTTTTTCTACTCGCTGCATATACCTATCCTTCAGTCGATTAAGGAAAGGAATAGCAATAGGACTTGGAGTATATTGCAAATTTATTACAGATAATTGTCCATCGGCATCAATAATATCTTTATATTCAGACATTGGTTGTTTACCAACAGAGAAAGACCGATTGTAATCAAATCTTTGTTTTCTTACTACCCAAGATTCTGAACCATATCCTGATTTCCATCTTTCATAACAAGCTTTCAAAACTGAATAACCAAAGGCTTCGGAATCTTTTTGCTTGTCTGAATCTAGTGTATTTGGTAGTGATGACTCGTATATAGGCATAGTGAATTAATAAAAATCGTTTATCAAAGATAAAATAAGTTTTAACTGTATTTTTGCGCTATTGGTTTTTTAAAAACGTGAAATATTTTTAATTTGCTATTATCCAACTTTTTAACAGGTAGGGCGTGTTCTTTTAACCCCATTAAAGCATAGCCCCACGCCATGCAAGCATCATAATCTGTACGTGCATTAATGTTAAAATTAACCATATCTTTCAGCAATCTTAGAAACTTAATCTTGTGCATATTATTCAATGAATACTCTACCATCTCCGTTAAGTGTTGTTCCCTCGCTTCTTTATCTTGTGGGGCGATACCATACACCTCTGAATTGTTTGACCGCTTTGTTGTTATTAAATAACCATGCTTCTTATGTGATTCAAGTGGTGAAGCATATCTTTTCATAATAGCATAATCTTCCCAATCCGTAGGGCTTCTTTCTGCAAGCATCTTAATTCCAAAATATTCAAGTCCATAGAATATTTGTCCATGAAATTCTTCTTTAGTTTTAGGTCTTCCTAAGAACATAGCAACAGGCATGTTTGATGTTTCAGGACTTAACGCATCATACCTCTTGTGTATTATGCAGCAAGCGTCAGAACCCTTATCTACCGTTTGTTTAGCATTAGCAAACGTATCAAGACCCGATGCTCCATAATTTGTATTGTTTGGGCATTTAACACTTCCGTTATAAACAGATTTGTTATGCTGTTCAGAAAACTCCAATATGTGCCACATACCTTTAGGGTTATCTACAAAGTATATTTCTCCGTTGTCTGATTTTTTGAATACTCCAATACGCCCATTTTCAGATTTGTTTTTACCTTCAAGCTCTAACTCAATAGCCAAAATTTGCTCATTAATTTCGTTTAAATTAAAGTGACAGGCATTGTTTGAATCTTTAAATACCTCTTGCCATTCAAAAGGGTACATACGAACCCACTCCGATAACTTATCAGGGTTGTTTGATAACAAAGACCTTCTTTCTTGAATGTATTGCTTTGCTCCTATCTTTGGATTTGGGCAAGCTTTCTTCCCTGTTGTTGGGTCTACAAGTTTAGTTAGATAAGCAGTTTGCTCGGGGGTAGGATTTTCAATTACAGAATTGCCGTACTTGTCTATATACCCAAAATACCCACGATAGCCTTCAAGAAAAAATCTTTTAAGTCTTGTTTCCGTTTGACCTATTGAGTCAAGTTTCCCTAAATGATTTGAACCAAGCCAAATGTTTTTAAAATTATTACCACCTTTATCACCTCTATTTACCGAACTAAAAGCCGATACATGACCAATTACCGATGCACCAATTACAAGGGTTTCACTTATCTTAGCTAAACATATCTCTACGTTGGCTTCCTCCCACTTTGCACAATTCATTGTCAAAGTAAAATCTTCCAATATCAATCTTCTATCGTCGTCGTTGGTTGCTTCTACTTGAATACCGACATATTCGCCTATACCTATTGATGAAACTTCAATTCTGTTTCTTCTATACTTAGACTGCTGAACATATCCATTAAATTGTTTTCTTTTTAATATTGCTGGTATTTCTGAAAGGTTTCCACTTATAGAAACTTTGTAAGAGCTTGTATTAAAATTTGTTTTGCTTATTCTATTTTTAGAAACTGATAACCCTAAAGACCTACATAAAAATATTATTTGGTCAATAATTTCAATATTGGACATCGTAATATGTATTGAACCCTTTTTAATTGAACAATGACCATCAGTATCAATAATGCCTGCCAATAATTTTAATCTATTTTCGCGAGAGTTAAATAAATATTGATTTGGTATATGCTTGTTGTTTAATACATTCAGCCTCTTTAATTCATCCATTAAGGGGTTTGTATAAGTTCCGTTGCCTCTTTCAGCCATTGTATAATAAAGTCTTACTACCTTTTTGCTATTAGACACTTTATGTTCAGAAACATTATACCCTAAACTTTTGCCATAATACTTTATATATTCATACAATTCTAAATCATCTTCATAATTTACAATAAACCCCATAGCTTGACTAAAGCCATCGCCAATCCAAGCCCCAAAGATATATGGGTCAATTAAATTTTGTTTTGATTTTATAGCAATTCCAGAACTTCTTACGCCATAGGTTGTTCTTTTTTTATACTTTCCTAAATTAATTGCTTCTAATGGAGTAATAATTTTTATTCCATCATCTTTGATAGTTTTAACGCTGCACCTTTGCTCCAAATAAAGCCTATGCTTTGATGAAACAACGTAATCCTTAGAATATGGTTGCTTGACCAAAAACATTTCATCTTGTCCATTAAAAACGTTTGCTACACGCTTTCTTTTTCCACCTTCTACAATAACGTAATCGCCAACATTAATATCTTTTATCTCTTTAAATACAAGCCCATCGCATAATATTTTTGTATCAGGCGACATACACTCGTCTATTGTGATGTTTCTTGCTCTACGACCATCATAGGCGTTCTCCGCAGTTGATAACCAGTTGATACGATTGTTCTTACCTTTGTCCCCCGAAACTGTTTTGTTGTTTGTTGATATTCTGCTTCTTGGCTTGGCTATATGCAATTCAGTTTCAGCAACCTTAGCCAAATCGGGCATTAGAAACTCTGGCAAGTTTTCTAATCCGTTCTTTACCATCAAGTACATTTCCTTCGCATCCGTACCTGTCTTAGATACAATACCCTGCAAAGTGTTTTCTTCTAGTAAACCTATGAGTAGATTGATTGATGCCTTCATTGAGGAAAGACCAACACGCCTCCCCTTAATTCCGCAGTCACCTAACGTAAAGTCGTCGTCTTCACAAAGTTGATAAAACCTAAAATACTCTAATGAAGTATCTTTGAATATTGGGTATATGCCCTCTTGAAGCATGAACCATTGATGAAAGAAGTAAGCGTATTTGTTAAAGTAAACAGCTTCACCACATATCATTATCCAAGCTCCTGTATGAAGTCTTTCTATTTCTTCTTCATACCATTCAATCTGACCTTTTGATGGTTTCTCGTGCCATACAAAACCTTCTTCTGGGTCTGTATTCCAATTCCATTGTAGGTACGTTGTATCTCTGCTCCATACTTGGTCACGCCTCATTAAATCTCTGCCCCTAACATATTTAGGCACTTCAGGAGTTGTGTACTCCAAGCCTTGAAGCATAATTTTAATTCGTCTTGCCATTCAACTTGCTTTTTATTCTTCTTTCGGTTTTTTCAAAAATACTCTCGCCTACAACTCCATCTTCTTTATCATCTTCAAGGTTTCTAAGAGCTTCTACAACTTCTGAGAATGATTTTATCTTATCAGACTTGTCGATTAACTTTATAAAGGTATCTACAATCTTATGAGATATTTCAACATCATTGCCATCTTCATCCTGCTGGCCATTTGCCATCATATCAATATCGGTAGCTATCTTACCTGCCATTGAATCAATAGAAGTTATTAACCTCAATGTATTTGAGCCATTAATAGCATTTACCTTTTCTTCAAGTTTCTCGATATAGTTATCTACATCTTTTATGCCACTACGGAGATTTTCTAATTTTTTACCTACCATAATTTTAAAATTTAAATTTTACAGGTAATGATTTTTCTTGGTCTTCAACCTTTTTATCGTACTCCTTTAAAAGCAATCTCATATCTTTATTTATCTCTCTTGAAAATACCGTAAACTTCTTTTTACCAATTAAACTTACACAAAAAGTATTTATCCTGCCTTCAAACTTTTCAATTAACCCTGCATCCGTTAATACACTTAAACAACTAGCTGCTGTATTTTTATTGAACCCAAACAATACCGCATCCTTGTGAGTAAAGTATTTAAAATGGTTAATTACAATAAACATATTCAACTCATTAATTGTAAGTTGCTGACTTTTATAAAACTTTGTTAAGATAGGGTACGCAGTAATAGCATCTAAAAAATAACTTTCGTTTATTCTTTCCCTTAGTATTTTATTATTTAAAAGAACATTGGCCTTATGATTTATTCTTTTATTGGCAATAGTCTTAGTATATTTTTTTACACGAACTGCTGATTTTCTTTTATAAACCCTTTGAATCCTATCAGAAAATTTATTCTTTACAACATCGGCTTTGTTTAAAGCATGGTAATTTGAAATCTTTAACTTTCTTAATTCGTCTTTTAACTTGGCTATTACCTTGCTCTCTTCGGTTTCAAAAAGGTCTAAAGAATAATCAATAGGCTCTTTTGAATTTATTGCAGTTCTCATAGCCCTTGAAGGAGTAACCTTTAAAGCATTACCACCCACAATAGCAACCCCCCGAGGATTGATAAGACCAGACTTTCTATATGTAGCCTTATACGTTACAAAGTTTCTGCAACAAACAGTTTTATTAGCCTGAAGCTCACGCATTATGATAGTGTGATAAGCATGTATAGTCCCCCTTACAACATCTTGCGTTTGCTTTGACTTATTAGAAATTTCTTGAATTATATCAAATTCATCAACCCTATTTTCTTTATCCATATTAATCAAGCGATGCAATAATCCATTCAGGAGTTATCTTAACATATTTTTCTTGATATACATCAATTTCGTAATGATAATTATCTTCAGTTACTATTGTACTTCCTACTTTTATTTTTGAGTTTCTTGGGGCATGAGTAATAATAAGCTTTAATGGCTCTCTTTTTTCGTTAACAGAACTTAAAAATATTCCCGATGCTGTTTTAGGTGCTTCAATAACTATCTGCCTTGCAAGGAACGTATCGTCTGCCATCTCAAAATCATTTTTACCATTTATCTTAAAAAATATAGTATTGAATGGTATATACTTTACTCCATCAATAATTAATGAAGTGCTATACTGCAAGTAATGAACAAATACTAAATTATCTTTTTGAAGCCCATATTTTTTGTTTGGTTTAATAATCTTTGCTATCTGTGGGCATGTTGCCTTTAAGTCTTTATTATTTTCGTACATTGTTTTGTCGTCAAATTCTTGATAAACCCACGTATCAGGCCTTGCAATTTCAATGCCGTTTAAATTAATTGTTCTGTTATGCTTTTCATCAAACTCTACGCCAACCCAATCATTAATAGGTTTACCATTGGCTGTAAATATTTCCTCTTCCCTAATTAATACACAGGGTTGACCGTTGTTATCTACCAAATAACCAATGTTTGGAACATAAGAAACTTTATCACCTACATTAACGCTAGTAACCCTAAATTCACCTGTCTTTTGGTTATAGCAACCATCACCTGTGGCAACGACAGTACCTTTTACAAAAGGCCTTGCAATCGTGTCAGGGGTTATAATTATTTTACTATCTATAACTTCCTCTGGCAGTATTAATACATAATTTAAGTTTGGCTTCATATATTATTTTTGTTGTATAAGCGATATAAACATTCGCATAGCCATTAGTTAGCAGTAAGTTTACTTAGACCACGCTGACCCATCTTTTAACATCCGAAGAACAGCAGGAAATAAATATTGCAAGTCATTTGCCGTTAATCCATTCTTTTCAGCAACAACAGCCATATAATGTGCTAAACTTGCTTGTTCTTCTGTTTCTTCTGTAAACATCCAATTTTGAACCATTGGGTGTGCAGGTTTTACTTCTTTAATCCCTTTTTTCCAAGTGAATTTTAATACTTCTTGATTTTCCATTTTGTCTTTATTTTAAATTTATAATTCGTTAAAAAACCTACTGCTAACAGCACATAAGCAAAAGCCCAAATCCCTCGCACAGTTCCAACGCTATTTGTGCCTTCGCTTATCTGCAAACCGTTA